GATCAAGTAATGATATTGGTAGAAAGAATAGGACTGCCAGCAGTTATTATTGGATTTTGTTTCTACTACATAATGAAAACCCAACAGGCTCATAGAGATGAAATAGTAAGGTGGGAAAATAAAGATTCGGAAGGTGATTCTAGGCTTATAGATGTAATTAAAGAACAGAATGCTAGAAATGAACATTTTGCTAAAGCTATTTCTGATTTAACAATTAGTAATAAAGATGTGACTAAAAGTAATGAACGATTAGCAGATGAGATTAAAGGCATGGCCTCCGCACTAATAAGGAAATAATGCACGAAGAAATCCCATTTTGTCCTGAATGCCACAGTTACCCTTGCAGTTGTGATGACAATATAGTTAAGGAAGAAAATGGCTGAAGAAATAAGGGATTTAGAAAAAAGGTTTAAGCGCATTTTAAATGAATTTCTTGAGATTCAATTTGAGCTTCGCCAACTTCGATTAAGAATAGAAAATAATGGCTAAAGAAACGACCACAACAGTAGTAGAGAAACCCGATCCTCCGAAACCGATTAAGCAACAAATGTCGGTAAATGAGAGAATCCAAGTGAGCCGCTTTATAGCTAGATTTGCCATTGCGATTTCCGCACTTGGCATTTTTGCATACATTGTTCATGTGATGTTACTTACATCGGATGAATTACCAACATCGAGTAAAGACTTACTCAATATCCTTATTGGTGCATTTATACCGATAATTGCAGGCATAGCTAAGTTCTATTTTGAATCTGGAGGTGATTTGCATCAAGAAGAGGAAAAGAACCCAATTCCACCACATCCAGATAAAGAAAATGATGCAAGCAATAATTAATTGGGCTTATGAATTATTTAACCTCAAACCTAAAGAAAAGGAAGACATGCTTAATCTCGTCCTGCCATTCGTGGCTAACATGCTCAAAGACATAGTAGCGGACAAAGCTCAGTCTCTCGCAGCGGAACACCTAGAACCACATCTTGATAAACTTCCAAAAGAAGTTAGAGAAGCACTTGATAGTGCTGTGGATGGTGACAACGCTCACGCTCACAAATCCCTCAAAGACCTTATCAAAGGATAAGTGGCTTGCCATGCGGATTAGCCAGAATTTTAGTCTGCATGAACTGGTTTATAGCCCTAGTGCAATCCATGCAGGTATCGATCAAGAGGAACATTTAGATAACAATGCTGTTGCAAGAATAACAGCACTGACACTAAAGGTTCTTCAGCCTGTCAGAGACAAGTTCGGTCCTACCAAAATTAACAGTTGTTTCCGGTCAGAGCCGTTAAATACCCTGATTGGAGGCAGTCAAAAGTCACAACATTGCTGTTCTGGAACCTCGGCTGCAGCAGATATAGAAATTATAAGTGAGTCGGTTTCTAATATGGAACTGGCAGAATGGATTCGGGATAACCTTGAATACGATCAATTGATTCTGGAAAATTATAATCCCCAGAGAGTATCCAAAATCACCGGAGAAGCAGAAGGGCCTAATTCAGGATGGGTTCACGTATCCTACAGTAGTGTGGGAGGAAATAGAAAGGAGGTGTTAAGGATGGTAAAGGTGAAGGGGAAAGCAAAGTATTACAAGGGACTCTGGCAGGAACGGGAATAATCATTCTTTAAACTGATGATGGCTTCCGATTTTTTCATCAGAAACCTTAACCCATTCAATTTTACCATTAGGATATTTCAACATAACCTTCCCTTTTTTCCAGGAGAGATTGGGATGGCCTTTAGCATTGCTTTTCATGCCTTTTAGACCTTTGTTCCAGGGAGTTTTTCCTTTTTGATGTTTTGACCATTTTTTGACAAATGACTGTTGATTTAATTTCTGCATACATCCACAGGAACGGACATTGGTGCTTTTAACGTTACCTTTTCGCATGACTTTGGTGTTCCCACAACGACAACGATATTCGTAGTGAGCACCCTGATCATAGACAGTATGTGAAAATCTGATGGGAGTGAGCCAAGTACCAGGAACTTCTTCTCCCAATTTAGGTTTGAATTTAGACATTGATTATTATTTTGAGGGTAACTGGGCCGTGATGAGATATGACGACCCAGAACTGGAAGCGGGTTTAACTGCAGTTGCTCATGTCCTTCCCTGCAGTGAACAGGCTGGTGACCTGGAACCCGCTACTCATGCATTGGATGATAAGCGTAGTGTCCTGCCCATCCAACAAACCAAAGATAGATTTTAAACCTTAAAGATTCTGAATGACCTTTATTAAAATAATTTAACAAATCAGTAAGTATTATTTTGTAACAAACAAATCCGATAAGTATTTCAAATTTATCTTTCATCTTTTTCCTCCTGTAATTTTTTAATAAGCTCCATTGCTTCTTCAATGTGAGGAGGATAAGTAATTTCCTCATGTACTAATTTCCATTCCTCTCCTCGATCACGTCTAATTCTTTCTTTGTGGCTATAAGTTTTTGCTTTATGACCACTTCTGTTGCAATAGCTATATGTTGTCATCTTTATCGATAGTTACGGGATGTTTGCCTTTGGAAACAGCTAGTTCCAACTCCTTCTTTGCCTGTTTTTTAAGAAACCGGACGTATTCCACAAAAGAAGTAAATCCTGCTTTTTGAAAGTTACGCCCTTCTTTCTGGATCTTTCTTTTTTCAGGGTCAAATGGAATTCGAAAACCAGGTTTTCTCTTTATCCATTTTCTGTGTCTGTATTTAAACCCAGTTTTAAATCCTGCTCCCATCCTATGGTTCCAACTAAAGGTTTATGGTTATGTATTTTTTGTAAGATCCCGCTAACAACATCAGGGGGAGCTACCGATTGACCAAAGTCTGTGGAGTGCCTCAAGACCTGTTCAATAGCTAGTATCTCCCCGAGATTAAACCGGATGTTAGAGAAGACAGTCTTAGAAGATGTCTTCTGATTCATCCAGTTCCTGTATCTGACCTTTGAGTTCCTGATTCATATTCCGGTGAGGACTGAATTCATCGATCCAGATATAATGGAACTTTTCATCATTCTCACCCATACCCTGCATCAGCTTCCCTTGGATGGTTAGGGTGTCTCCCTTACCACACCATTCAGCCAGTTTTTCTGCATGATGACCATTAGCATTGCATGTGATCCAAATGCCTTTATTGGCATATTTCCCATGCTGTTTAATACAGAAAGAGAACCAACAGGATGAGAAGGTTTTCCCGTCTTTGTTGGTGGTCTGCTTTAGTTTTGGAGGGTTTTTACCGATATTTCCGGTGGCAACAATTGAATTGATCATGTATAGACCTTTTTATTGATTTTAATATGAGATTTGATTTCAGTCATGTTTGGAAAGGTCCGTATATACTGCCATTCACCATCATCATCAGATAGGTTGTATAAAGCCCACTGATTCTGCACCTTTGAGTAGGTTGGCTCTTTGGTCTTGGTTGTACTCCTAACAACTTTCCATTCGCCACAGGCCGATATAAAGACGTTGTGACGAAATGACCGCTTAAAGAAGTTCTGTTTAGTCATAAATCTCCGAAATTAAGATTGAACCTTTGACCTTCCAGAATTTTTGCCCTCGAACATCATAGATTTGCTTGTCCTCTTCAAAAAACGCATCAAGGACTGCTTTGACAAGATTATCTAGGTCTGGACGGTGCTGATGAGGCTTTCCGTCCATTGCTAGTCTCTTCTTGTTGCTCCATGACTTGGGCATTGGTAGTTCTAACACTATCGACAATCTGGATGACTTCTGAAAAGGGACTGAATAAGGCCTTAAAATGTCGCAGAAATTGTGGTATCTCTCCACGGCTGGCCTCTTCGGGAGTCTTCGATCTCGTTGAGTCATCCTCGGCTTCGACACGGGATCTACGGGTATCCATACCTGCTTCATAAGAAGTAGATTCGTCTGGACCGAGTTCCATGGTTATAAAACCGCTGGAACTGTTCTGTGTAATGCTTTTGAGAACTAGATGGTTTCAAATTTCCTCCTACTTGTTTCAACTTTCTAATCATTACATTTTCATCGTATCGATCATGTTGCATAAGTAATGACAACGCACCGATGATCTTTTCATTGTATTCAGGAAGTAGTTGTAAACAATCTCGTAAGTGATTTAACTTAGATTTTGTTTCTTCAATGTCCCGAAATGCCAACTTTTTAGAAGTAATGAGTTCAATAATGTCGGATTTTCTGACATGCATCCCGTACTCAATTCGGATGATTGCAGAAGCTGAAAAATTGAACTTTTCCATGAAATGCTCAACGATCTTAGCAGCCTGACTACCATTGTTGACTGCAGCTTTAATAAAATCGTTGATGTTCCATTTTTGAGTTGAAGCAGAAATCTGAGCGTATTGCTCTACTGTGGCTTCTTCATCTACAAGCACGTAAGCATTTTTATTTAATGCAATACATGCTGCAACTCTGTGATGTCCATCGCAGATGACAAAATCCTTGTCTAAAACAATGGGAAAAGCTTTTTTGAAGCCATATTTCTCAATGTTTCGTTTCAAGACTCTCAAACGTCCTTCATGAACTTTTTTATGCACACCATCAATCCTGTTATTTGGGTTAGGATCGAGTTCCTTCAATTGTGCTGGAGATACTTCTAAAAGCACTCCTTTTCTAATTTTCTTGGATTTCATTTTATCCTTTTTATTGGTGATTGGTGCTGTTGGACACCTTTGTCCGCCATGTAGCGTAGGTAACGTATGCAAACCTACTGGAATGGTAATGATTCGCTCCCTTTCCAAGACGTATCGGTTAAGCCTTTATTTTGGGACTCCATCATGGATGAACTGAAGTCCGAGGAGAGAGGCTCATGATCCAACAGCGGTTTACTCTGGCTGAAATGCCATTGCGACATGTTCAATCAACTTCCTGTTTCTGAAGATGTCGTGAGTAAAATATTCTTTTGTGAACAACCATCCTCCTTGAATCGGTTCACGGGTTAAGCGGATTTCCTCTGTTTCATAGACCACTTCGCAGTCAGTTTCTCGAATGCTTCCTTCACTTCCGGTGGCATCGGAATCCCTTTCTTCTCTGGTGGTGGAAGTTGGAGTTTGGATGCTTCTTCCTTTCTCCTTCTTTCCTTTTCCAGATAATAAGCTTCCATGAATTCCTCCGGTGTCGGCATCCAACCTTTCCGGTTCTCCGGTCTGGCTATTTTTGCCTGTAGGAACATCTCGTAAACCGAGTGTGCTAGTTGTAGGTCGTCTACGATTGCGAGTGCGTCCAGCCATACTTTAATTAGTGATTCGGTTAATGGGATTTGGTGGGCTTGTGCTAGTCTCGTTACGATCAGCGTTTCCACCATTTTGCTTTCCTCGTTTAAGTTCTTCATAGGCACGTTGTTCTATGAGGTCAGGGTTTATCCCTCCCCGAATGTATTGAGGTTGCTGACGGCCCTTCTGAGGCTTCTGTGGGTCATATTGATCCATCTGAAAGACTCCCTTCCATCCCGATTCAATGGCATGGTCCACTAAAGCTTCCACATCCCATCCCTCTTGAAACCAGCGAGATAGCTTGTTGTAGAGTTTATTCTTGGCGAATTCCGTCATTTTGTGCATTTTGCCGAGTGCTTCCCGATGTTCAGCGAACTCAGCTACGAGTTTGGAGATGTCTCGTTTTCCGACTGGGGGGACTATAGGGGGGTTATATATATCTATAGATTTAGATTCTTGTTTAGAAAGGTTTATATCTATAGATTTATTATCTTCTATAGAGATTATATCTTTATAGGTTTCTTCATTAACTTCAGGCTTTGGGACTGGGGGTTCTGTCGATTTTGTAGGAATCTTCTTAACCTCCAGACTTTCGTTAGTACATTTTTGTATAATCAATGCTTTCTCCAGTTCCTCGTTGGGAATAGAGAACCAAATTGATTTATGTTTGATCTTTTTTCTAAGAACCAAACCTTCATCAACTAAATTACCAACTGCTGTACTAATTTGCCTGACGCTGAAGAACGGCATAAGGACGTTCATTGCAGTAAATGAAAGCGGAGTCCAGTAGTTGCCATCTTGTTCCCGTACATTGTGAAGCTTGTTGTGTAATACATTCTTCATAAGGAACTCGTAAATGACCGCTTCTGCAACTCCGTGTATCACTGCTATCCTTGAATCGAAACAGTAGATCATGAAGGTTGTGATGCGTTCACAATTTCTTCAGGAAACTCGGCCCTGAGCTTTTTGAACAAGCCTACAACTTGATCAAAATCTTCCTGAGATAACTGCTCCTTCCATGCATTAAAATTGTCGTTTTTGTACTGCTTGATCCGTTCATAGGATTCAGCATCAAAAACTGCATCTGCATCAGGATTACCTTCAGGATTCATAAGCTGAGAAACATCCTGTCCTACCTGATCGACTGTCCAGGTAAATTGTGCGATTGCACCATCGTCGATGGCTTTCTCAATCTTCTCTAAACCCTCTACAGAATCTGCAATTGCTTCAACAACTGGCTCCTCTTTCTTTGGAGTTTTTGCTTTTGCAGGAGGAGGATCTAAGGGCTTTGGAGCAGGTTTCGGAGGTGTAACATTTTTAGCTTTTCCATCCTTTGCCTGATCCATTTCAGACCACTCATAAATGCCTTTGAAAGCTTTGGGATAAGCCTTGCGATGTGCAGCAGTAATTGCACATTTTGCAATCATGCCAAAAGGATCTATCTTCCAGCGGGATTGTCCTGTGTTGTAAGCGTCAAAACGTACTTCAGCTTTTGTAGGTTTTGATTTGTTTTTACTGCCAACTATGCACCATGCACCAAGCAACTTCCCAAAAGGCATATCTGTCTTTTTAGGATCGTTTTCAGTGCCAATAAACCAACCTACCTCATACCCATCATAATCTGGGAAGGTATTGGCCCGTCCGACAATTGTATCGACGTTGGTGACAATGGTTGCTTTCGTGTTCCCGTACTTGATGAAGTACACTTCCTGAGTCAAAGGGTTGTATCCCTGTGCTTTACACAATTCAAAGAAGTATTTGTGTTCTGCTGGAGTACCCTTTTTCTGCGGATCTACTTGATTGATTACTTCATTGTAATCGAAATCCCATTCTCTTTGTGATTGTGAAAATGGAATTAAATCTGCTGTTGCTATTTCAGTCATGCTGCTTCCTTAGTTTGTTCAATTTGTTCTTTAATTAGTTCTTTGTAGTGAGGGCAAAAGCGATTTACATTGCAATATTTCATGCATCGAGTGTCTTCACCAGGACGATGTTCAATGTCATAGGTTTTCTTACCTAATGGTTTGGCATTAACCCAATCAGTTGCTTCTTTTAACGTAGGAAACACTTTTTGCGCCCTTTTTGCTCCAGGTGATTTTGCAGCCCATGTATCAGGCTTATGCCAGCGTTCTTCAGGACTACATAAAAGCGTAATAACTTTTTGTCCTGCTACCTCGTAGTCTGCTTGCAGATTTAACTTAATTCGATCAATTAAGAATTCTTCTGCATCGCTTTGATTCCAAGCACTAATTTGGAATTGTGCGTATGGATGTTTAGGATATTTATAATCTTGCAAACGCTTTGTTTCAGACCAATCACGAAAGAACGCTATCACATACATGTTGGTGATATAGTGAAGATGGACATTCACATAATCTTGGTTGTCATATAGTAATTTCAGCAGGTTTAGTTGCTGTTCCCATTCCGGTTTTGCTGGTTGGTCGTCCATCCCTGCGTAAGAACTGGTTACTTTCCAATCGTATAAATTCCTTTCCCAGCCATGGTCATATTGATGGAATTCCATGTGATCCATCTGACCGGAAATCTTGTAACCCATTCGCTTAATGTATAACCGCTTTTCAGTGGTATCATTTTCCTGGGCTGACTTTTCTATGAAGGAATGAATTGCAGAACCGAAAAGACTCCAGATCCTTTCATCTGCAAGCTCTTCGATCTCGTCGTGGTGTTTGCGCTGCAACGCAGCTTGCCATGCAGGTCTTATAAGTTCAGTAACTGTAAAGTCACTGTCTCCCTTGTCATAAGACGCATGTTGTTCTTTGATGGCCCGATATAATATGTTGGGCATCCATGGGGGTTGTTCTATTTTCATATAACCTTTCGATTCAGGTTTTTAAATGGAATGAACTTGATCGTCTTCAAGTTCGACACGGGGAAATTCCCGCATCCTCTGGAAACGCTCCTCTTTTTCCTCCTTGAGACGTTTTACAGTCTCGGTTTTTGACATCTCCTTCTGTAAATGAGGAAGACTGTCATTAAAGCGTTTAAGTTCTTTAGTAAGATCCTTGATCGATCTTTCAAGCGTGTTCATCGATTAGCCTCTTTTTTAAATCAAGTTTGCGTTTTTGTAATGCTTGATTGACAGCACTACTGACTTTAGGGTTTTGTCGCTTCCCTGCGACGACCATATATGCATAGGTTGCGGTCACGCCTGATTCCTTGGCAATTTCTTGGAGATTAACTCCTCCCCAAAACTTCACTTGCTCTTGCAAATAGCTCATTTCCAATCATTTGTTAAAAGTTTTAACAAACTGTAAGAGTAATTGTTATGTTTGTCAACAAAAAATGAGATTAGCAAGATTAGCATTAGCATTATAACCTATATGTTAATTATATATTCGTCATCGAAATGTTCATTAAGCTTTTTGACAAGATCAGCAGGAAGATATGTTTCAGGCTCATCATAACCGTATTTAATCTTTTCAGTTTCTGAATTACCTTCAATGTAATTACCTTCTGCATCATAATGAGGTAAAAGGCTTTTACCATCTTTAGCTAATTTAATAATGGTTGTGTTGTGCATTCCCCAACCTTCATAATCGACATCGTATCCTAGTGTTTCTAGGTACTCAGCAACGAGGTAAGTTCCAACCCATTCATCACCATCATGAAAACCAAATTTATGGAAGGCTTCTTGCCATTCCCATTCTTGAATGTATTGAGGCATAAATATTTTCGATATTAGGGTTACCACCAAGAAGAATATTCAACGATGTCACCATTTTTAATGGCTTCACGGGCATCTTTAATAAATTGCTCATCGTCTTCTTTGTATCCGAATTCAGGATCTGAATAATCTTCGTAACTATCTTGTCCAAAGAAAAAACCTGATGTTTCAGGAAGATTTTTGTTGTTAATGGTATCTTCTAATTCATCAAGCATTTCAGATGTAATAACTAAGTTTTCACAATTGAAATCATAATCGTGCTTATCAGGATTTTGTTCTAACCATTTTTCACACATCCATCCGTGAAGACGATTGTGTTTTCTCCAATAAGCAATTTCTTGACTGCCAGACTTATTGACAGTTTGTGCGTACATATCTAATCCCATGGTATTTTTTTGGATAAAAAGGCAAGAATTAGGGCCAAAAGTTGCCTTTCAGCCCCTTGATATTATATCACAGCGTTTTGCCGCTAAGCTTTCAGTGCAAAATGAAAGTTAGCCGTTTTAGCCATTTTAGCCAGCTTCTGCAAAAGCTACTTCATCCCATTGACGTGAGGGCATGTTCATGACGTTCCAGCCAATGGCCTCCATTTCAACAGCACGATCCGCTGACACTCGTTTCTGTGCTGCGCTGGTTATGGCGTTTGACATGCCCCACTTCGTTTTATCACCACCTGTGAGGAATGCTTCGTAAATGTCTTCACGTTCACGATCTGAGAAGCTGTATCGTTTAGTGATTTCCTTTACTGCTGGTTCAGCACGTTCCACTTCTGCGGAATCCTGACTTCCGATGATTTTGTCAGTAATCTCTTCAAAGGTAGTCCCATTAAAAAGATTTCCCATGTGATCTTCAAAGGTCATCAACCACGCCCTGTCTTGCTGGACAATGGTCTCCTCACGCAGGATCTCCCTGTCAACAGCGTTTTCGAGTTTCGATCCGAGGTGCTTACGCTTTATGGCGTACTTGGTATCTGTAACCACCATGCCATTGAGACAGACAAGACGTTCTATGATCGGACCAGCCTGAAGTTGACCCATCCCCGTTTCCGAGTTACTGATCATGATGCCGAGTCTGACGACATCGCCCTTCTGTCTGGCACTAATGTCTCTCTCCATAGTCGGAAAAGTCGCACGTAGATACATCTTATCGTCAGTGATATAGCTATCTCTGAACTCCATATTCCATTGCGACATTATTGGCATAACCTTTTCCAGTACATCGAAATGGTCATAACGAGCATAACGATCACTCAAGAATGCACGTCCGGTTTCACCTAATGTCCTAACCATCATGGTCTTAGGATTTTCGTATAACCAATAATCGACATTCTCTTTCAAAAGCAACGGAGCACTCTTTAAGCACTTCTCCCAGTAGCTTTTAGGTACACCAAGCTTATTGGACATCTGTGTTGCCATCGTCTTGTTGATGTCAAACCAAGCTGCTGAACCAATGGCATTGTCTGTAAATGCAAACATAGGATCATGAGTTGTTACCTCATTTCCGTCTTCATCAAACGTCCTGGTTGCTCTGGTACTGAACTGAATTTTCTCGGTACTTGAAACGAAATCACGTTTTATGTCTTCATTGCGCTTGATTGCGTCAATGACTCCGTATTGATCTAATCCTTGTTTCATATATTCCTTTATCTTGAGAGGGTTACATCACGCAATCGATTATCAAAATACTCGTCGAAATCTTTTGCTGTTACAAAACGACTTGTTTCAGGGCTGTTTCTTTGAATCCAGCTTTCACAGTGATCTGTAAACTTTTCTTCAAGATCATATTCGTTAAAGAACTCTTCTAGTTTTTCATCTGCTCTGGCATCCATTTCGTCATTGAAATTGGTTAAGCCAGCTTTTTTAAGTTCTTCACGCACTATTGTTCTGATTGTTTCATCTAAAACTAATTGTGTACTCATATTTCCTTTAATAAATGTTTTCGGTTAAATCGATGGGCATTTTCTTAGGGAATTTCCATTTCAAACGCATGGATTCTACTTCCTCAAGTTTACTTTGATCTAAAACACCAGATGATGATGCTTCTGTCCAAAGCTGCCCTTCAAAGACATCACACATTTCTGCAATTAGTGCTCTCTCCTTTCCTGTTGGCACAATGTTCAGAACTAATTGTTCTTCAAATGGGTCTTCTATCTCAGAATGGTAAGGATTCATTGTCCTCTTTGTATGTAGGTTGTGGGTTACTATTTTTGCTATCAGCTTCTGCGTTATGAGACTTGCTAACGTACCCGCTACCGCCACAGTAATGGCACGGCCCAATATCACTAACATAGTTGTCGTAATCGTCTAAAAGGTTGATATGCCCGTATCCTGATCCCTTACATTTAGGGCATTGGATTTGTGGATCTCTATTCATCTTCTTCCTCACTTTGTTCTTTATAAATAATAATGATTGAATCAATATCCTTTGTCATAGGGTTGCCCCAAGCCCAATTAGTATGACCCACAAGGTCTTCACAAACTTGATCAACACCGTCTCCAACATATTTAAAATTTAAATCACTCATGCTTTCTCCATATATTCTTTCCAATCATCTTGGAACTCATGCGGATTATTGTTGTAAATATGTACAAACTGATCTTCTGCATAACACCGAATGTCATCTTCGCTTAACTTGTCCAGTATTCGTTCAATAAGCTTTTCTAAGTTGCTATCAGTCATTTCTACTGGTTCAGGCAAATGCGAATCGTCATGATGCGGATGGTCCATTTTCCTCCTCTATTTCAACAACATCGTAAACTTTGAATTCACCAGACATAGGTACTTCTTTAAATTGACCATTTTCTGCTGCTTCTTCTGCTTTTTCCCATGCTTCATCTTCAGAATTTGCTTGGAGTTCTAAGGCGTATCCAGAAGAACTCTCTGCGAATGCTCTATACTTTTTCATCTTCCTCCTTTTGTTCTTCAAAATGTTTTTCTAAAACGTCATAAATCGGGGAATACATAGTTCCATATTTATTGGTTGAAACAATTCCATATATATAAGCTAATAACTCTCTATCAGTCATTTTTCATTTCTAGGTTATAAAGTGTTGTTAATCGGGCATGTAATTTGCCGTGTATCATTTGGTGCAATTGTGCTTCTACTCTTACAATTTCATCTTTGATTGCATTACGAGTTATATCGTTGATTCCCATATCTAATGCTTGGTTCCAACCTGATATAAGTGCTCTATTTCTTTCAATAAGGTGTGTTAATTCATTACAGACTTCTCTTGCTTTTGAATCTGTTTTATTTGGTTTCATCTCTACGCTCCTTCTAGTTCTTGTTTGATTAATGCAAATGATTTCTCAAAATGCATATGTGTAAATTGCCCTGGATTAATTTTTATTTTGTTTTTTTCTGCCCATTTAAAGAACAACGCCAGCACTGCAGATTTGAATTCTGTATCCATGCAGAAGTCTTTAAGCATTTTAGGGTCGTCTTGACTACGCCAACCAGATTTAGCTTGAACGTAATACCGCAAAGATCCTGATCTGTATTGACTAGGGCATTTATCATCTTCTCTGATGCATAAACCTATATCGTTTGATATGTCATCAATTAAAAAGTAAATATCAACTAATTGACGACCATCGTGTAACGTGCCTGCATACTCATGTTCTTTATGAAAGCACATGTCCTGAAATTGTTTTGGGTGTAGTTCCATCTCTACGCTCCGTTAAAAAAGGGTAAAAAAAATAAATCCATTAAAAAAAATCAACTGGTCGCTTCCTTGTAATAGCTATAGTTTCCGTAATGCTTAAAAATGTATGTTGTTAAGTCTTCTAATTCATGTATCACATATGAACGGTTTTTATATCGTTTTAACGCATCACCAAATGTTTCTTTTGTGTAGCAATTATGTGATGGAGAATAATCAATCATTGTATGATTTGTATCAAAGCCTATAACCCAATTTCTTTTTGACGATGTACCCCAGTTACTTGAATGTGTTATTCCACCATGTACTGGCAAATCTTCAATGAGCTTATCGTCCATTTCTAAAGTGCATAATGGATGTGAATTGGGTATGTAAACGTAACCATTCCAAGTGCCCCAATCTGTTCGTAATGTCACACACTCAAGCTTGATGTGATCAGCATTTGCTGAAAATGTGAAAGGCGTAGCGTCCCAGAGTGGATCACTGAACCAAGGTATTACTTGTTTAACATGGTCAGGCAGGTCGTAGCCCATCCATTCCGTACTATTCTTCTTAAATAACTCAATAATTTGTTCATATGTGTATTCAATCATCTCTACGCTCCGCTGATTATTTGTTAAGGCAAAAAAGTATGAATGTGGGAGCATATCTATCTCAGACGACTTAGTTGGGTGCGTCAGTTTTGATGTATACACTCCCACGCATTAGTTACACTTCCATCTCTTGTTTCATTTTCGAGATTTGAAGTCCGGTGCTGACTCTAACGCCATGTAGCTGACTTTTGAGGTCCATGATCTCGCATGCTAATTGCCATTTCGTCTTGTTCCTTACAATCTTGTTCAACCCGTTGTGACGCTGGACTAATGATTTATATAGTTTTCTTGTTGGTGTCATATTTCCTTTCGTGCCCCCAACTTCCGATGTCAGGGGCTGAGTTATTAGTTAATAAAGTACAATGCGATTGAAGCTGCTATAAGCCCTATTCCAGAGCCTATCAATGCTCCCGTCACCTGCATCAAGATGATATATTTCATTTCGTATCCCGTTTGAAATTATCAAGCATTCCCTTCTTACTTGGACGCTTCCGGAATGCATCCACAAAAGGCATCACGAAGATTGCCAATGGCGCACACAAGACCGCTTTAACGATATTCCACACTAGCTTTATGAATATGTTTGGTGCGTCTTGTTTCACTGTCTTGCCAGTTTCCTTCATGACTTCCTTGGCTTGCTTCAAACGTTTCGAGGCCATTACTTTGTCGTAATAGTTGCTCATCAATTGCTCTGTTTCCTGGTACATGGTCTATTCTCCGTTTTAGGATGATTCCCGCTAGAAATGCGATCACTAGCGGTATGATTGGTATAATGGTGAAAACTGCGACTACTGTTATAATCGATGCGAGAAAATTACGATTCATGGAATTCAAGCTCCATTTCAGGCTCAAATTCATGCTCATCTGTATGCTTTTGTGCTTCTCGTTCCCAGTCTACATCTCGCCAATTGCTATAAGGCCAGTTATCCGTTTTCGGCATCTCTACCTTTCTAGATATATATCTATTTATATATCTCTTAGTATTTATCTATTTAGTTAAGGTAATATCTATATACCTCACTGTTGAAGCTTCTATACAAGGACAACGTGTGATATGTCTCTTCGCTCCGATGAGTAGCTTTTCACCCAAATGCGAATGTACCTGGACACCTTGTCTCAGATGCCCAGGCAGTTGTGTTATGCAGCCACCGCTTCTTCCTGTTGCGGTTCTGCTGTTTCCTGCACAATATTCTTCATTGCGAGGACGGTTATCTCGGTCGCTTCCCATTCGGTCGGAAGCCAATCCTCATCTGCGACGCTGAACTGCACTTTGACTCTTCCGTCTTTCGTGATGGCGCCCGTCTCTGGATCTTTGCGAACACTGTTGTTTATGGCCTCGACCTGTTCCTTCGTGAGGTTGAGGTAGAACGCCCAAACACCGTAGCCCGTTATCTCTTCTCCCTCCCTTTGAACGAGGTAGCTGGCCTCCGGTCGGGTGCAGTAACCGAGATTTCCTTTGGAACGATCAACGTAGGTAGGCGCAGCGTTGATCCCGACTAAATGTCCTCCTCCACGTTGCTGGTCGTGAAAGAGCGGAATTCGTAAAGTTCTGGCATCGTTTACAACGTGTGTCGCTGAATTCTCGACTCCGTGTTTTGCGAATGCCAACTTCTCTCGATCCGCTAACAGGTCCACGTACACAGTTGCTCCGGTCGCTGAGTAGTCCGCACGGGTGTTGATTACCATTGGTTCACGCTCGTTTGTTGCTTGCATTGTTATGCTCCTTTGCATGAGGTTCATCCGTGCTCCGAGGACATCCCAGAACCGGACAAACCAATTAAATTAAGAACCCATTCTGAAAACTCCACTGGTCTCTTAAACTCATGTTGCCCTGACATGTATCCTGATCTGTCACCTTCTCTTGTCGTCTGGGTAGGTCGTCTGGGTTGTGTCATTCACAATTAAATCTCTAGTGCTGTGCGGTTCTTGTGTTGCCATTGCGAAGCGAGGCATGCCCCCCCCCAACAAATTCGCCTTCTCGACGTGGCTGGGTAGTCCCATTCCCATACACGGGGGGAGAAATAGTTGTTAGGTAATAGAACAGAAATAAAAAAGTAGTATTGCACATACTGTCAAGTTTGATTATGTGTAGGAGTAAATATTTTTGTAGGGATCAAAATGTCTAAGCAAAATAAGTATGATTGGCTAAAGCCTTCAGGTCCGAGAGGGACTATGCGTCAAGGAGTTATTGCAGCGGGGAAAGAAGCTGGTTACACGTCTGTAAGTAATAATTCCAAAGTAGGTTTATCAAAAGCTGGAAGTGAGTTTAATGTGGGTAGAAGTGGAGCTAAGAAATTAGCAAGTAGCAGGAAGACTACGATGTTGACGAGAGCAGTAGGTAAGTTGGCAGGTCCATTGGGAGCGATAATCGAGACGATGATTCCGAGGACTGCAGGTGCTCCATCGGTAAGTGAATGGAAGAAAGATGAAGAGAATGCGGTTTATAAAGATTCTTACCTGACAGGGAACATAAACACGGCTGGTCCTGCAGATTTGCGTATCCGCCACAATGAAAGAGAGACTAGGAAAAAAATGGGTTTACCAAAGCGGAACCAGAACTACTAATGGATTTAAGTCACATCAGGTCGAACAAGCGGAAGGTTTTTGTAGAGGAGTTTGTAGAGACTGGAGATGCAGTGAAGGCTGCGAGGGCAGCGGGGTATGACAAGGGGGATCAGCGTAAGTTGCGGAGTCATGCTTGGAACTTAAAGAGTCAGTTGAAGGAGGAGATAGAGGGGTTAACGAGGGAAAAGTTAAAGGGAGTTGGTCCCAAGGCATTGCATGTAATGGAGAACTTATTAGAGAGGGGAGAGAGTGAGACAGTTCGATTTCAAGCAGCAAAGGATTTACTGGACCGGAGTGGTTACAGGGGTGTGGAAGTCGAGAGTGAGGTTAAGCGGACAGTGGAAGAGATGGAAGCGCAGTTGGTGGCATTGGTGGGATCAGATGGAGCGAAGGTATTACTTGCGAAGGTCCAGGTTCGGAAGCCTGTGTCAGATCAAATTGAGGAAATTCAGGTCGTTAATTAGGGATAAATGGCAAAGAAAGACGATTTTCTGAGGTCAGTAGAGAATCAGTTGGATTTAAAGAAGTCGGGTGTTGCTCCTAAGAAGAACACCGAGCCTTTTGATCTAACGAAATACGCTTACAGACCTGTTCAGAAGCGGGATCAGCCCGTTCAGAATCGTCGAATCATTGGAGAATTTGCAGGACCGCTAAAAAAGCCCTTTGATACGGATATTTTGGTGGATAAAAACCTAGAACCGATCAAATACAGCACTTTAACAGGTGATATTAAGGAAATGAGTGGGGTTCAGTCGGATTCAGGGCCAGTGAAGACGGGATCGAAGAAAGTTGCTCACAAAAGATACATCGATCAGAACAAAATTGATGTCATTAAGGCGTTTTTGTCGCAACAGATAGAAGCAGTTTCAACAGAAGTGTCCGAATCGACGGAGCCATCCTTTGTTTATAAGCGTGATAAAAAGGGGAACCTCATATTTAACAAGAAAGGGCAGCCCATTAAGGATCTTCTGGGAGGGCACGTATGGGAGCATGGTAGGGGGAGATTTGAGTTAAGGGAAAAAGGGGAATTTGCAGCATATCACCCATGGGGTGAGCAAAAGAAATCAGTTAAGAACCCTGCCAATGCGAGTAACTGGGTATGGGTTCCTGATGCAGCAGGAGAGGTTCCTTTTTCGTATTCGATGAGCAGTACGACTTCACACGAAGGTGAAATCAAGTATACCCCTTGGGAAAAGGTAGAAGGGTTCTTTTCAGAGGCATTAGAGAAATCGAAGGAACGGGGATACCATCTTTTTCAGACGAGTAAGTTAAAGAAGCATCCAAAGACAGGAAAGAAGTTTGATCGGGATATTGTTGTCAGTCATGAAGCATTTCAAGAGATCATCAATAACGAAGTAGTCCCGATGTTATTTGCCAAGGAAAAAGATCCAACGAGTAAGTTCAGTTTTGGCAATATCGACATGAACACACCGAGGAAGCGTTTGGAGAAGATGCAGGGGCAGGTTGTTCTTGGAGAAGGAGGATCTACCTTGACAGAGGATATTCGCAGTACAGAGTTCCGGTTTGGAGAGGCACGGGGAAGTGATGATTTGTCCTTTGATGAAAAAGTGGGATTAGGACAGACAGGATGGGGTGAGGCCTCAAAGCATATCAAGGGTGAGGGATTTGAAGCAGGTAAGCATAGGACAGGACAAGATGTTTCGGATAGCAACATCTCTAAGGGTATTCTTCCTGATACAGATCCTGTACTTGGTAGAGAATTGGAAAGAGCAAAGCATAAACAACCATATCTCCAGTTAGATGAAGATCCTTCTTATCTTTCATCAATGGAAATTGATCCCCAAAAAGATGCTGCAAAGCAGTTATTGCATGGGGTATTGATGGATGAAGTTCTTGAAGAAGCAAGGAAAACACAACATGTCCAAGCTGGATCAGCAACAGGAGAGACAGTCGATATTCATCGAATCCATCAGTACACGACAGATGATTTTGTAGGGCAGGATGAGAATCAGACAGTCCAGGAAGAGATGGAGGAGATACGGAAACAGTACAACAACATTGTCAAAGAATACGATTTAGGAAGCAAAGCCTGGTATCAGGAAACAACAAAGCTATTACAGAGGCATCAGGGAGCAAAGGTAGCTCAATTAAGAGAAATTCATCCTATTCTGGCACACTTGGTTTTGCGTGGTGCTCAGACTCAAAAAGGGATACAGGAACCTTTGGATTCAGGAGTATCGGCAAAAGACAAAAAACTACCTGCAATCAAAATGAGAGTCAAAGGAGAAAAGGCGATTCCTGTTGAACCATCAAGCAAAGTTCCTTTTCCTTCTATTCAGCAATCTAAAAAGCTTACTGTTCAGAGAGATCGGAACCCTCATCTTCATGCCCGTGAATTACCTGCATGGCATAAGACAGAGAAGGAAGCCGAGGTATCAGCCGCAAAGAAATCGATGGAAGCATCATCGAGATGGCATGTATTAGATTATTTTACCTCTAAAGGTCTTATTTCAGAGTTTGTGTCAGGACCGGAATCGACTGCAATAAAACCTTCTACAGGTCAATTATCTCTATTTAGCCCTGCTGTAGATGATTCAGGAAATGTGGTTTATGCAGGAAGATATGGTTCCAGTAAAGCAAAGCCTAGTGAACCAATAGTTGCACCAGAAGCAGAAACGATTGTTCCACAGAAAACCACATCGGTCACAGTTGATGGAAAGTCTCATGTATTAACGCATAACGTCAATATTCATCCAGGTTCAAGGTCAACACAATTAACTCTTGGAATTGATGGGGGTGAAGTTCCAGAGATTGTTTCTAATAAACCTCAACAGATTACGGAATATCCTAGTATTGCCCATGATCCCAATCGTCCTTTACAGGATCAGCTTGACATGAAGAAAGCCCCGACAGTGGTGTCTGGAGAGGTTGATACTAAGAGTGCATTCCCGATACAGCAACAAGGGACGCTGGATATTGAATTAGAGAAATCTAAGGTAGCAACTGCATTGAATCAGACGGACACCTTTATGACGAAGCAGGAGAAGTTAAGAACCGCTGCAAATCAAGGTGCAAATAGAGTTTTATCATCTGGTCCAATCAGATCACTTCCAATGTTCTCAATGGGATTGAATCTGCTTACGGCTCCACTCCAGGGGGTCTTGGCATACAAAGATGCTGAGAGGCATAACTATGAGTCTACCGAACCTCCTAGATTGGTTCCATCAGTTACAGGAGATCAATGGACACAGCAGTTTATGAACCGGATGTCTATGGGAGCGATTCCGTCTTTAAACCAAATTAAATGGGCAAAAGAAAGAGCAGATATGTTGGGGTTAGGAACGGGTCCAGATGCTTGAACACGAAAAGCTAGAACAAGCGATTCAGCTTGCAGAAAAGATTACTGAAACCAAAGACACGAATAGACTCTCGTTCTATGACCCTTATGAGTACCAGGACAATTTCCATGCAGCCAAAGACAACAATGGCAGACTCGCACGACAAAGATTGTTAATGGCAGCAAATAAAACCGGAAAGACCTTCTGTGGCGCAGCAGAGATGGCATATCACCTAACAGGGAAATATCCCAAATGGTGGAAAGGCTATCGGTTTAAAGGACCAATCAAGGCATGGGCAGCAGGAAATACAACAGCAAACACAAGAGACATCGTTCAAGCAGAACTATTCGGGGAACCTGGAGATGATGAGGATTTTGGTAAAGGAGCAGTACCAAAGGAATCAATAATAAAATGGGAACGTCAGCCTGGAATACCAAACGCCATTTCGACAGTAACTGTAAAGCATGCGTCAGGAAGAAATTCCAAATGCTTTATGAAGTCTTACGAGCAGGGGAAACAGGCATGGATGGGGAAAGCAGTCGATGTGGTCTGGATGGACGAGGAACCCCCGCAGGATATTTACAGTCAGGCATTACGTGCTTCTCTCAAAAGCGGTGGTCTGACCTTTATGACATTTACGCCCGAATCTGGGATGACCAATGTGGTTGCCCAGTTCATGAACAATTTAAAACCACACCAGCAACTGTATAACGCCACATGGGATGACGCACCACACCTCGATGATGAGGTTAAAGAAGAGATTCTTGCAGCACTACCTCCGCATGAAAGAAAGATGCGTTCTGAGGGTATTCCCGTATTGGGTAGCGGTCTCGTTTTTCCTGTTGATGTTGAACAGATCAAAAGGCCGGCTTTTGCCATACCAGCACACTGGTCGAGGATATGTGCTCTTGATTTTGGATATGATCACCCTACTGCTGCTGTTTGGATTGCTCATGATCGGGACCACGATGTTGCATACGTGTATGACATCTACCGAAAGTCTGGGGAAACCCCTCTAGTTCATGGTCAATCCATCAAAGCCCGTGGAGACTGGATACCTGTTATCTGGCCTCATGACGGAGCACAACACGATAAAGGATCTGGGGAACCTCTTGCTGCCATTTATCGGAAGGCAGGAGTCAACATGTTCCCAAAGCATTTTGAAAACCCAGAAGGAGGTCAAGGAGTCGAACCAGGACTCATGGAGATGCTACAGCGTTTCCAGACCCAAAGGTTGTTGGTATTTGATCATCTCGGAGAGTTTTTCGAGGAAATGAGAATGTACCACAGGAAGGATGGGAAAGTGGTGAAGGAACGGGATGACCTGATGTCTGCAGCACGTTATGCAGTCATGTCACTCCGTTATGCCAAAGGCAATACCTTCTCCAGAAGAATGGATCACGCCATCGGTACATACGATGACGAATATCAATATTTTGCTGCATAAGGAGGTATATGAGTTGGTTATCAACAGCTTTTAAAGAAGCCGAAGCTGGCTGGAAACAAAATTGGGATGATTCAGAAGATCCTATAACGGGTTTAGCAAATGCCACAGTAGGGGCAGCAACGGGTTTTGGGGCTGGGTTATTAGGAGGTAATAAGCCCTATACAGAAGGATCTAGTTCAACTACTGGTTACAACTCTCCTGGAAGTGCGCCTCCAAATCCCAATACTTTTGGAGATATAACTCAAGGTGCTCCAGGTGCTTGGATTAGAGCAAAACAAGGTGCAGGAACTACAAGGACCAGTACATTTCTAACAAGAGGAATGACTGCAAGTAAAATTAGAGCACGGCGAACTGCTAGTGGAACTACAGGATATTAATGGCATACGAAGACCAGGATAATCCTGCCTCCGATATTCTGAAAGAATACGAGCATTTGAAATCCAATCGGTCTGCATGGGAAGGCCAATGGAATCAGATTGCCGAAATGGTAATCCCTAGACGTGCGGATTTCCATAATCGGGACAGGAACCCAGGAAATGAGCGTAGGCAAAAGATATTTGACTCTACTCCTGTAAGGGCATTAACCCGCTTTGCAGCAGGAATGCACAATATTCTGACTCCTGCAGCAGCACCTTGGTTTATTTTGAAGCCAAGAGTGAGAGCCTTGGAGCAGAACAGAAATGTCAATCTCTGGTTGGAAGAAACCACCAAGCAGATTCAGATGTTCATGTCACGTCCACAATGCAATTTCCATCCTGCAGTCTATGAGTATTATGCGGATCTCGGAGCATTTGGGACAGCAATCATGTTTATTGAGGATGTTCCTGGAGAAGGTCCAATGTACCGGAACTTCCCATTATCCGATTGCATCCTAGCAACTGACAATTACGGCAGAATCGACACTGTATTTAGACACCACAAACAAACAGCAAAAGCACTAATAGAACAGTTTCCTCCTGAAAACCTTTCAGAAAAGGTAATCAAAAGTATGGAGGCAGGTAAGCCTTATGAAACATTCGAGTGCTTTCATGTAGTCAAACCTTGGCATTCGTTGAAACCCAGTCCTTTACAGACTATCGAAAAGCCTTGGATCTCACTACATATCCTGAAGGATGACAAAAAGATTCTTGGAATCGGGGGATACGATCAGTTTCCATACGTGTGTAGCAGATGGGCTAGAAACGCCATTGAAATATATGGACGAGGACCAGGAGGGGATGCCCTTCCAGACATCCGCATGCTCAACGAAATGGAAAAAACCTACCTTAAAGGTCTTCAGAAGCAGGTGGACCCTGCGTTGACGTTGCCTGATGATGGGTTTATATCTCCCTTAAAAACCTATGCTGGGGCACTCAACTTTCACCGTGCAGGGTTCACCTCCTCTGACATGATCGGTGAAATACCAACAGGGGAACCAAGGTATGCCGATGCAAAGATGGGTCAGGTCCGTGAAGCCATTGACAAAGCATTCTACCTTGATCTGATGGAACTTCCAGGTCCAGTTGCCCAAGACGGAGATGTTTTGCGTTTTACAGCAACCGAAATAGCAATGAGGCAAAGGGATCGTTTGGTAATCCTTGGTCCAATTGTCGCCCGTCAAGAAGCAGAGTTTCTATCTCCACTCATAGAACGAACATTCATGTTGATGATGAGAGCAGGAATGCTACCTCCTCCTCCGCAGGAAATGGTTGATGTCGATTTTATGATCGAATATGTCAATCCAGTATCGGTGTCTATGAGATCAGTAGAACTCAATGCAGTTTCTCAATTGATGCAGTTTATCATGCCTTTGGCACAGATCGACCCAATGGCAATCGAAAGACTCAATATCAGCAGAATTACTGAACTGGGTGCAGAAATATTACGTGCTCCTGCGTCTGCCATTAGAACCAATGAAGAAATGCAGGAAATTATGGAAGCACGGCAGGAACAGCAAATGGCTGAACAGCAGATGCTGGCATCCCAAATGGCTTCTGAAGTTGACAAGAATGTTGCAGATGCAGAAGCAAAGAGAAGGGTTAATTGATGTTCAAAAAAGAGGAACGTCGAAGAACTTTATATTACGAGCTTTTTAACAGTCCCGCTGGGAAAGAGGTTTTAGCCGATCTCAGTCGGAACTATAAAGTGCTCAATACAACATTCGTGGAAGGTGATTCTCACCTGTCTGCCTTCAACGAGGGAGCACGATCCGTTGTGATGAGCTTAATCCAACTTGCAGGATCTTCTCCACAGGAGATTTTGCAACGCATCAAAAAACTAGAAGCTGAATATGGAAGAACAGATTAGTGAACCCGTTGCGAGTGAAGCTCCAGCGGATAATTCATCGTTTGATTCAACCAGCCTCCCTGGAGATTTAGCTGAAGAACCGAGTCTGCGTAATTTCGATTCTGTCGATAAGCTGGCTCAAAGCTACGTTCATCTTGTCAAAAAGATGGGCGCACCACCGGAAAACTTTGTCCAGGTCCCTAAAGAAGGAGAATCCTGGGATGGAGTATATAAGGCACTAGGAAGGCCAGAAGATCCGTCAGACTACACGTTTGATACTTTCGAGAATCAACCAGGACAGTTAGACGACTTCAGAAGTAAAGCCCATCAGTTGGGACTGACACAACGTCAGGCAGAACAGTTGCTGGAAGTATCTGCACAGGAAGCGCAGCAAAATGCAGCAGCCCAAACACAACAGATGGAACAATTGGAAATGCAGGGACAGCAAGCCTTATTAAAGGAATGGCCTGGAAAAGAGTATGACAAGAACATGGAGTATGCTCGTCGTGCTTTTGGTCAGTTTGCAACTCCTGATCTCTTGAAATTCGTGGAGGATACAAGACTCGGAGATCACCCTGAAATTATCAAAATGATGGCAAACATTGGTAAACAATTTGCCGAACATAACATGTTGGTGGGAACCGAATCCCCAACACAAATCTCTCCTGTTAATGCAGAAGAGAAAATTAAAGAAAAATTCGGAGATAAGGAATTTAACGAAGCTTATTTAAACAAGGAGCATCCGAATCATAAGGCTGCAGTTCAGCAGATGACTCGTTTGTTCCAAAGCGCATACGAATAGTCGTAAGCGTTTAGTCCATGTGAAACCTTTCGGGAGACAATCGCAGTAGCGACCTCCCTGTAGGAAGGGTTCGGAGTCCGGTAACGGGCAACTCCCTTTGGCAGTTGGACAACCCAACTTAAAACTACAGAAAGGTATTCTATGGCATACGATGCTATTAATACCTCTATGGTGAAGCAGTATTCTGCAAATGTGCAGCATCTGCTCCAACAAAGAGGTTCAAGGCTCCGAGGTGCTGTAACCCTCGAAACAGGTAAGGTCGGTGAAGAAGTCTTCATGGATCGTATCGATGCTACCGAAGCGGTAGAAGTCACGAATCGTCATGCGGATTCCCCGCTGATGGATGTCCCACATGATCGTAGACGGGTCACACCGAAAGATTACGATTGGGGCAAACTCGTAGACAACCCGGATAAATTACGTCTGATCATGGACCCTGCCAGTGCTTACGTTGAGTCGGCTGCAATGGCAATGGGACGAAAGATTGATGACATCATTCTCGATGCTGCTTTTGGAACTGCTTATGGTTCTGAAAACACCAGTGGATCAGATGCTAATACACCAATCACTTGGTCAACCGACCAAGATATTGCTGTTAATTTTCATCAAGATTCGTCTGTAACATCAGACTCTACATTAACAGTAGACAAGCTCATCCGAGCACAACGCATGCTTCAGCAAAATGAAGCTGATGACTACGATGCGGGTGGAGGATCTCCTCTATTCATTGTTTGTTCATCTGCTCAGATTGAGGGCATGTTGAATGATTCCAGTTACGTCAATCGTGACTTCTCTCCTTTGTATGCTCTGTATACAGGTGAAGTAGATTCCTTCATGGGATTTAACTTCATTAGGACGGAGAAAACCACAGTTGCCAGTAACGTGGAAGATGTTCTCTGCTTTCATCGTGCTGGACTCGGACTCTGCATTTGGGAAGACATTGTTGCCCGTGTAGATGAACGTCCTGACAAACGATTTAGCCAGTATATCTACTTTCGGATGACGATGGGTGCAACACGTTTGGAAGAAAAGCGTGTCATCAAAATCAAGTGCAAAAACACTGCAACTTAATCTGAAAGGAGAATTATGGCTGCTATCACTGCAGGAACTGCCCCTTCGTACTACGCTACGAATATGGCAAATACCGCACAAAGCGGTAATGCAAAACCCGTCATGCTCAATGTCGCTGACAATGGCGGGAGAATGCGTGTCTGGTATGACACTCATGTTGTTGGAACCACAGGAACATGGGCCTTAAATGGTCTTGTTCATGTAGCGGTTCTACCCGAGATGGCAAAAATCTGGGATATAAAGCTGTATCAATCCGCAACACTTGGTTCAAGTAAGACTGTATCAGTCGGATACTTGCCCGTTGATGGAGCTACAGCAGGTGATGATGTTAAATTTGTAGCAGCAACCGCTGCCACCAGTACAGGGTGGACTCTTACAGGTCCTATTGCCACAGGTTCAGTAGGCTTTGCCCTGCCCAAGGAATCCTTCATTACGTTAAAACATGCAGGAGGATCTGGAGCAGCAGGAGCAGCTACAATCCAGACCATCATTACTTATACCATCGATTAAGGAGGCTGAATGGCGGGTGCGGTTGATATTTGCAATATTGCGCTGACCAACTTAGGTGAGCAAAAGATTGTTTCTCTTGATGAGAATAATGAACGTGCCCGTCTATGCAAACTCCGGTTTGATGATGTGCGGGATTCCGTGTTGCGACTCCATCCGTGGAATTGCGTCACGGCCCGTACAGTCCTAACAAGAGATTCTGAAACTCCATCCTGGGGTTATACCTACCAGTATTCTCTTCCAAATGATTGTATCCGAGTCCTTTCAATTCACGATGCAACCATTGCTTACCGAATTGAGGGATCAAAACTCCATACCGATTCGGGAACCATCAAAATCAAATACGTTCAGCGTCCCTCCGATTTAACCTTATTGGATGCCAATGTTGTGAATCTTATAGGGATACGACTGGCATGGGAACTTGCAGAACCTCTGACTGCAAAAACTGCATTGAAGCAGGAAATGTGGCAGAAATTTACAATGGAATTGGCAACTACCAGAAGTATGGATGCCACAGAAGGAACACCAGAATATTACCACGGATCGACATGGCTTGACGGAAGAATGGGGGCATTTACAGACCCCTGGAAACCGATAGATGCACCTGCAGAAGGTTATTCTAAAATCTGATGGCAACTAAATACAGGGTTCAAAACAGCTTTGCAGGAGGCGAGTTGTCTCCCAAGATGCATGGTCGTTTTGATGCAGATTTGTATAAACAAGGCCTTAAAGAGATGAAGAACTTTGTTCCTCTTCTTCAAGGACCTGCCAAAAGAAGACCAGGAACTTACTATGCAGCCGATGCAACTACCAACAATTCTGATGAATCTCGCTTAGTTCCATTTTATTTTGGAGAAGGACAAAGTTATGTCCTTGAATTCAGTAACGGGAAGATCCGTTTCTTTTCCCAAAATGGTCAATTACTGGTCAATGGTGGAACCACACCTTATGAAGTCTCAAGCACCGGAATAACTGCAGCACAATGCTTAGAGATTGATTTTACTCAGTCTGCAGACGTTCTTTACATAGTCCACAAAGATTTTAAACCCAAACAACTTGCCAGAACAATTGCAACATCTGGAACCAGAGCAGCAGATGATTCGGTATGGACTTTATCCGAAGTCGATTTTTTAGATGGACCATGGGATGCCATTAATACTGATAACACAAAACTGGTAAAGGTCACTGCAGTTTCAGGTTCAGATTACGAATGGGTTCATGTTGATGGAGTTGCCATTGACACGGCTGATGACCGTTTTGTGCTTTATGGTCATGGATTGATGAATGGGACCAAAATCAGGTTTCCTAACGATGCTAATTCACTTGATGGAACAACAAGTTTAACAGTTGGTAATCTGGTTACTGCTTCATCGACTGCAACTAGCGAAAGCGGGTTTCCATCATTAAATACTGATTATTATGTTATCAATGCTCAATCCTCGTCATTTCAGATTGCAAGCACTCTTGGAGGATCAGCATTAGAATTTAAATTAAGTATTGCTGCAAATGCTGTTACCGAATGGACAGGTAAATTAGAAGTTCAAAAAAAGGTTATTAAAAAAGGGAAAGTCTGCAAAATAGAAGGAAATAGTAATGATTTTTTTGATGCAAATGATAACGAAAGGCTTATTCGGGTCAATACATTTGCAGGATCAGAAGCAGAAAAGACCAAAGGCATTCGATGGACGTGGTTTAAAATTTCATCTGTTGATTCCACAAATAGGAAATATGTAGAAGCTACTTCTCAAGGTGAAGTAGGTTTGGTTGATGTCAATACCCGTGAATGGCGTATGGGCATTTTAGGAGGAGATAATAAATGGCCTTCTGCTATAGAAATTCATCAGCAACGTCTTGTAGTTGCAGCATCTTCTCAATATCCCACAACAATTTGGCTGTCAGAAGCAGGTGATTTTTTAAGCTTTGCTCCCGATTCCAAGATAGGAGTATCAACAGGAACTGCTGATTCGATTGGTCAAACAATCATGGGAGAACAGATCCTGGATAACAATGCCATTAGCCTGACCATTGATTCTGACACAGTTGATGAAATCTATTGGATCGAGGAAGGAAAGAAGCTCGCTATCGGGACTTCTGGAGGGATTTTTAATCTCTATGGTTCTGAAACTTCCTACACGATTACTCCCACAAACTTCTCATTAATCAGAGATACGTCCTGGGAAGCTGCCGACATTAAGCCTGCCCGTGTTGGCAACGCAATGATCTATGTCCAGTTTAACCGCAGAAAATTAAGAGTTCTGACATTTTCGGGGGAAGACGTTCAATACGAGTCTTCTGAAATTTCATACCAAGCAGATGAGTTAGTAGGAAAAGAAGTCAAAGAACTGGTTTATCAGAAACAACCTCATTCATTGACATGGTGCAGACTTAAAGATGGGACATTAGCATCATTATCCTACGAAGATACGATGCCTGTCGTTGGTTGGGGGCATCATACTATTGGAGGAACCCAAGCTGATGCAACTCTTGGTAATCATGCCAAAGTTGAATCAATGGCAGTTATCCCACATGACGGAAGAGATCAGTTATGGCTCATCGTCAAAAGAGATATTAATGATTCAACAGTCAGGTATGTGGAATTTCTTGAAAAGTTTTATGAGCCTTCTGAGACTGATCAGGAACTAGCCCATTTTGTCGATTGTGGTCTTTACAAAACGGCATCCTCATTTACCACCGCACAGTTTGCTCATCTTAAAAACGAGTCTATCAGGATATTAGGAGATGGTGCTGTTCAAAATGATGTAACTGTTGGAACCGACAGTAACGGAACAGTAACCATAGGTTCTGCAGTTACTAAATTGGTAGGAGGACTACCCTATGACTCTCATGTGGTCCTGTTAACACCAAAACAAGCCGTAGACGGAAGTTTATTTGTTGTAGGCAGAGATAGAGTCGTAAAAGCACACCTTTCATTACACGACTCTTTAGGCGTTAAAATAGGGCTTTCTTCCATGACTACATCTGAAATGGAAGAGTTCATATTCCGTCTTACAGCAGATCCCCTTAATACCAAAGTTCCTCTTTTTACAGGAACCAAAACGGCAAATATCATGAGCCGATCTCTGGATGAAGAATCCATTAAAATCGTTTGTGACCAGCCTTTTCCGGTGACTCTGGTTGCATTAGTTTCAGAACATGAAATGAACGTCTGATATGTCTTGGTTAGCAGTAGCAGCATTTGCCCAATTTGCAGCAGGTGGACTTAAAGCCAGTGCGCTAAAACGGCAACAATATAGAGAAGCAGATGAGGATGAGTATTACGCAGATCAAATCATGCGTAATTACTACAAAAATGTTCAAAGAAAAAGAACCAGTCTGACCCGATATGTTACCGATAGAGCCGATGAAGGTGGTCAGATGTTTGCGGAAGTCGCAAGGGCGGGAGATCGTGCTGTAGGTAAAGTTGTATCTGCTGTATCTGCATCAGGAGCAGTTGTTGGAGAAGGGACCACCCAAGACATAGAAATGGAACAGGCTTTTGATGCTTGGTATGCCCAGCAACAAGTTACTCAAGATACTTATTCGGATATTGATACTGCAGAAACCGCATATACCGACTGGAAGGATACAGAATATGAACAGTCAACAATGATGTATCACAACCTTATGCGTTCCGCACAACTCAAACGTAGGGGTGCTGATGACATGTTTATGTCAAATATGATGTCATCGATGTTCAATGCAGGTGGAACCTATGCAGCAGGAAAGGCAACATGATCATTCCTAGAGAATACTTCCAGCGTAGACCGCAACAAACTCAGATGATGCAGTCTCCTACGACACAGGTTCCTGAACGTCCTACAGATTATGGATCAACTAAAGCGGAAGTTTCCTTATATGAGAACCTGGAAGGTCTATTTTCAAAGCTTGGAGGTGTTGCTGCAAAAATACAAAAATCAAATCAACAATTAAAATCAAAAGAAATTGAAAGAGATCAGGATCTTGAAGCAGCACAAATTGCAGAAGATTTGCGTTATAACATTATTCCAAATTGGGGAACAGAAAATTTAAACCAAGATAAATTAAAAACATATTTAAATGACACATATAAATTTAATGAACCTGTCCAATATTCAGACGATCAAGAACTTAATAAGTCTGCAAACAAGCGTTTGCAATTAAAAAGACAAGGAGTAATTGGTTCTGCTTTAGCAGATATAAATGCTGAAAGGAAAGGACGATTAGAACAAGAGTTAGAATTAGGACGTGCAGAAGGAATAACTGATTTTTTAATAAATTCCCAAAAGGCTCCTCTTGTTTGGAGGGAAATTGCACAAAATGAAATAACCCGATATTCAGAAAGATTTACGCCATTTGTCAATCAAAATCTTATTGAAAAAGGTTTGATAAAACAATACACGCAAGGTTTAGCAAACGCTATGGCAATGGCTCAAGCTGAAATGGATTACAACAAAAATCCCAAAGCGTTTAGAAAAATGACCTTAGCGGAAGTTTTAGGAAAATATTCATTTGATGGTGATATTAAGGGCAATGCCAACACTGACAAAATGATTCAACTTTGGGCAAGAGAACAAGATGGAGATAAAAAGACTGCATCATCTGTTATAGATACAGCTATACAGACAACTGAGCCTTATTTGTTAAAACAAAGAATTCAATCAGAAACAGGAGAATTCAATAAGTGGTATCAAATGCTTGAGGATGAAGCAAAAATTATTACTGACCAAAGAATTAAAGCTTCTGTTCAAAATTATAATAGCACTTTGGCGTTAGGTACATTGCAGGATGATTTGGCAACCAAAGAAGATATGTATAAAAAATACACTACGGTTGTTGATGGCAAAGTTATTCCTAATCAAGAAAAACTCCTAAAAGATTTCCCTTCTAATATCCCTAAAGCAAGAACGATTGTAGACAGTGCTATTAAAGAGAAAAAAAATTCAGAACATGAAACAAGACTTCTTAACGGCAGTAAGCTGGAAAACCTTATAAAGCTAGGCAAATTACCTTATCAAGAAGCCAAAACAAGAATAGAAGAAGAAAATCTGCATCCTCAAGATCGTGAAAATCTTAATTACTTAAATGAAGAAACACAAAATACAGCAATTGAAAATAGTGCTGGTCGATCTGCAGAATACTTTTTAAGCACTCCAAACAAACAAGAAGAGTTTCTGAAATCTTACGACAAATACCGAGATAGCTCCGGTAAACTTAAAGATCCAGAAACGAAAATTACTTCAGAGATGTCTCCTTTGGAACAAAATATTGTTTCCATGTCAGAAGCTACTGCATCACGTCTTCTTCAAAAAGCAACAGGAGAATTAAACGAAATAACCCGAACAGGTCATATAGGTCAAATTAATAACCTTATGGCTGATGTGAGAAGTTCTGCCCAAGTAAAAAAATTACGGGAAGGATTAAAGAATCATGCTTATTTATCGAATAATGATAAAACTGCTTTAGACACACAGTTAGGTAATCTTCAACGAGTTTATGAAGAAAAAGAAGTAGCAGATAACGAAAGAACAGATGCTAAAAAAGACACACAACGGAAAACTGAAATATCAGGTCAAATTCAAACAGCAGAAAATTTGGACCAGTTACCATCGGATAGTGAAATAGATGCAGATAAATCACTTTCCGAATTATCCAAAACCGTTCTTAAGACAAATCGGTTACTTGCCGAAAAAGGCATTTTACTGTCTGAAAAAGATGAACGGACAAAAGGTCTGGTTTCCAAAATCCTTCTTAGAGCAGCAAGAATACGCCCTGAAGAATCAGAAGAATTATACGGGAATATAATTCGGGAAGTACAAACACTAAATCTTGAACAATATGAAAAAGACGATTTAACCAGGACTTTAACTTCTGCACGGCAAGTTCATTCGTCAAATTTCGAAGCAGAACGGCAGAAAGAATATAGAAATCAGAAGTCATTGAATGCGGAAAAGATCAGTCGTTTTATTAAAATAACTGATGATCCAAACAAAATTATGGAAATGCTTCAGTTAATTGAAACTGGAGGTGCAGTCAATTTGGAATATGGAGATGTTGGAAGAACAGAGTCTGTAAATCTTGAAGTAATAGGAGATGATCTTCCTGGAGGTATTAGTGCAATGGGTAAAGAACTTTTGATAACCCAAGCACGTTTAAAAGCTACAGAAATTGAAAACAATACAAGTCGTCCTGATCCACAAAACCTAGAAGAACAAGAATTTGCTGACAATATTGACAGAATAATTAGGACAGGCAGTTCCAGCAAAGAGATCATTGGAGCAATTCAGAGTATTGATCAATATGAAACAGCAAATAGAACCGCTGGCGGGAAATATAAACCTTGGTTATCACGATTGAAAACTGCTGCTTTACAGGCACGGGACCATTGGCACAACCAAGAAGACTGGACAAGATTAACCCGTAAAATAAATACCCTTAGTGGTGCTCAAGAGATTCTTCAAAAAGGAGAAAAAATCTTGGGTTCAAAAGGTACATATAAACATATATCCCCAACGAAATGGTTAAGTATCCAAAAAGGGGCTTCAGATACGATTGATCGATTAACTCCTGATCCGGTTGAAAATGTAGATGCCGAATTGAATCGATATGCACGTTATCTTATTAATGACACTTTCTTTTCCAAGAATTCCATTAGTGATCCTTTGATGATGGAAGATCATGAAAAATTTACGCTTAGACAAAGATTAGGCTTAAACATTCAGAGATTCCAAGATTTAGAAATATTTTCAAATGTTGTTCAACATGAAGCATTAAAAACAATACAACTTACAGATGCAACTGTGATAAGAAGCCAAATGGCAGATTTAGATAAAATAGCCAGAGGAGATCAACATAAAATACTTATTCTAGACATGTGGAAAGACCTTGCAGAAGACAGAATAATAAGCCTTTCCCCCGAAAACCGTGGTGCGACATTGTTTTTAGACCAATTTAGAAAATTAGAAAATAGTGGAGAAGCCAATCCTGAAGATCCCAGTATCACAAATATTGGTTCCAAACGATGGATCACATCACAAAAAGTAAGAGTTATTGATGGAGATACTATAGAAGTTTTAGGAGAAGACGGACGTTATAGAAGTGTTCGTTTTGGGGGGATCAATACTAAAGAATTGACCAGCCCAGATTCAGGACCAGGATTAGCAGCAAAACAAGCATTAAGTAAATATTTTAAAAGACCTGGACTTAAATTCAGAATAGAAAAGGCTCCTAAAGGACATTGGGGAAGAGATATTGGATGGGTTTGGACAAACGAAAATATATTGCTAAATGCTTACATGGTGGAACGGGGATTTTCTCCTGTTATCGATTTTAATGGTGTTGGTAAACACGACAAAATAATGAGGGCAAATGAGTCCAGATGATTTAACGATTAGGAATTTAGCAACAATAATTAACGAAGACCCTCGCACGTTGGATATTTTTAGAAACGTGTATAAACAAGATGGCTCTTTTCTTCATAAAGGATTTTGGGATTCCACAATACAAGAACTGACATCAAAAGGTACTACTCAAGAAAGTTATGATTATGTGTTAAATCCTGTGGAGCATACGTTTGGGACGAGAGGATCAGATGTCGCAGGGATATTCATGGAACAATTAGAAAATAATTTAAGAGAAACACATCCTTTGGTTTATGCAACTGCTCAAATTTGGCATCAAATAGACCCTGAAACCAAAGCGATGATTTTAGAGTCCCGATCAACGCAAAAAATTGCATCAGATACGTTAAATGAAGAACGTGTTCAACAAAGAATAAACAATAGACCTACCAGTTATCATCTTTTGGAAGAAAGAGGAGATCGACAAAAGCAACGAGATTTAATTCATGCGGTTGCTTCGACCAGTCCTTTGGCAAATAGGAATGCTGATTTAGCTATTGATGAGGTTATATCAAGGTTTTATGGAAAAGATTTGGTTGGATATGATTCTAATACTTCACGCTATTTAGGAATGCCCAAAAGTAATTTGACTGGAAAATATGGATTATCTGGCGATCAAATCGTTTTTGGAGGACAACGCAATGTTATTGAGCATTTTGATAAACGTGGGTTGAAAGGTTTAAGTGTTCATTACGAAGCTGGAGAAACAGAGATTCCTACATATATGTCGAATCAAGGATATAGCCAAGAGGTTTTCTTACGTGAATGTTTCAGAGGAGGAGGATCGTATCGTTGTGTCACAGTAAATTCTGCTGATACAGAAAATTGGGAAATAGGTATAGTCGAATATGTGCCAGAACCTGAAGACCAAAGATGGTGGTTTCTGCCAACGGAATGGTATCCCAATAAAATTAAAGGGTATGTAAGAGATTCTGAAGGTAACAAGATCACCACATCCTTTGATGAAGGGATAAGGATGGCATTAACTGACGAAATTGTTAGTGGGATTTACCAAGTCCGATCTGCAGCCAGTAATTTTGCAACTAAAACATCTCCAAAAGGTACATGGGATACTGGATGGGATCAAATGATGAAATGGTATTCTGAATATAACAATCCTGGGAAAAGAATAGATCCACAGCAATTTCATGCGTGGTGGTCTCCTTTTGTAAGCGGAGAAGATTTTAGCCATGTTCAGGTAGATTATGTGATTAAGCCTATGATTGAACATTTTGCTAATCAAATGGGAATTAGACCAAGCAATGAGGATCTTCAAGAATATTTAAATAATGAATTATCAAAACATGGAGGAATGTTTGATCAATTACGGCAATATCTTAAAAAAGATTGGAGTTTTGGATTCTTAACAGATCAAGAATTAGAAGATAGAAAACTCAAAGTAGATAACTTGCCTGATTTACCTGCAGGGTTTTATCAGTCTGATCCTGTTCAATGGTGGAATGAGTTCCGTAATATAAGACCCGATTCATGATTAGACAACGACACAGATACGCTAGACCCGACATATTTGCACGAGGATTAAACAAATTTACTCCTGGTCCTTATGGAGTTTTTTTTGAATCTGCAAAAATGGGATTGGTTGAAAGTCCGTTGTATCAGGGGATTGAATTATTGGAATTCATGGCACAGAAATATTTGTCTGAACCTGTTAGTCGAGAACAATTTGATTCATCTACTGAAGGACTAAACCTTCAATATGAACAGGGAATGACTATTGGACAACTTGATTTGCTTAAAAAAACACATGAAAGAGATAGGGCATATAGTTGGTTTACTCAAAATGTAGGTGCATGGGAACCTTCAAGAATAGGAGGTTTTATAGGATCAGGCATTTTAGATCCTTTAAATGCAATTCCTTTTGGAGGAATGGTTGCTCGTATGGGTGCAACAGCTAAAGCAGTTAATGCAGGTGTTCATGCTAACTATGCTGGAAAAATGTTTAAACCTATTGGAGAAGTTGCTTCCGTGGGTGCTCAAGCAGGTATGTATGCGGTTTTAGCAGAAAGCATAATATGGCCTAAAAAAAGAATGATGCAGCAACCATGGGGAGCTACTGATGTCTTAGCAGATGTAGGCTTTTCAATAGGTGCAGGGTCTTCGTTAGCAGCCTTTGCCAAAGTTGCACCAGTAGTAGTTAAAGCTCCTTTTAAATGGAGAATGGGAGCATTAACTAAAGTTTCTAAAGACCTTGGAGATGGAGAATTAGGTTCTGTCATGCCTGATGATTACAACCCTAGAGGACCACAAGATCCTTTTACTCCAGCAGGTCCAAGACATCCAGAACATAAAGTAAAACCTCACGTAGTTGCTAAACATAAAGAACAAGAAAGTGATGGGATACTAGGTAACGCTCAGAAACATTACGAAGCATTTCAGGGGAATGAAACCTTTAACACAATGACACAGGGCGTAGGCGAAACTATTGACAGTATTTTGACACCAGAGTTTCAAAAAAAGGTTACAGATTTTACAGGATCAGTAGTCAACCGAACTGCAGATGAGTTCGAGAAAATTATTAATTTCGGGATCGATTGTATTAAGAAAAACAAATGACAGTCTGCGCCAGCACCTTATCCAAGCAGTTTAAGATTAGCTACGACGAAGCAGCAGATGTGATTGATTCGTTGAAGGATGTCAGTTTGGAAAAGCTCCAGGCATTGTCACCGGAAGGTGCTAAGAGACAGGCATTCCGTCTTAAATCCACTCAGGTTGCCAGAAACTATCTTTATTCCAGGATTCCATTCTTTAAGGATCTCATGACGGGATCTTCAAATGATGTATACAACAAATTATATGGGTTCCTAGAAAATGTAGCACGGGATCAAGACGGGTTTAAAACCAACCGAATGGGCAGGATCTTTAATGCTCTCCCCTTTGATAGAAAACTATTCAGCAGAAAATCTTCTGACAAGGCATTTCAGGAAGCAACTGTAGAAGAAATGCTTCCCTTTACAGGACAACAAAAAAGTCAGAATTCAGAAGCCTTTTCGTTTAGTGAGAATGTTTATAACGAAAAGAAAGCACAGGTTTTTGAAGCAAATAAGTACGGAGCAGGAATGTTCTGGAAAGATGATCACCTCACCCAGCAGTGGCATGATCAGATCAGGATGGTATCGGCAGGAAAGGAAAAATGGGTTGACTACATTTATGACCGAATTGACATGGAAAAGTCATTTGATGTGAGAGGAAACCTACTTTCAGATTTGACAGAATCAGGACGAAAAAAATATCTTAGAGCAGTCTACGACAACATAACTAAGAACGTAGACGAGTTCGATTGGTCCCAGAACGTCATGAATAAATCTCTGGGAAAACGACTCCAGATGACCCGCCATCTCCAACTGAAAGATAAGACTGCATGGTTGGAATACAATAAGCAGTTTGGTCACGACAATCCTGTAGATGCAATCTTGGCAGGAATGGATGTCATGGATGACCGACTGGTTCTTATGAAAGCCTTCGGAAGCAATCCTAAAGAAGCATATCGGTATCTCCGCAGAAGAATGGAAGGAGAGAAGGTTTTTATTGATAAGGCAGGAATTGTTCGAGAATGGAAACAATCCGATTTAATGGACTTAGAAGGCCAGTGGAGACCATTTCAGCATGATAAGAGTCCTGACAGCCTAGATAGCGCAAAAGTCGCAGCACTGGAGCCTGATGAACAATTAAACGTCATCTATGCCAAATCTGCATGGAACGAGATGATGGAGAATGCAGATGCTGCCAAAGCAAAGCCTGTCAAGTTATCAGGATGGCAAAGGGATCAACTAGATTCCTTATGGAAACAGGTTTCTGGTGAGGCTTATGTAGTAGGAAGACCATCGGTTGCCAAGTTTATGAGGGGATTACAATCCTGGTTGATTACGACAACGATGGGGAAATCCATGATCTCATCATTTGGTGATGTAGCTTCAGTCGCAGTCAATCTACACAGTCACGGCAGAGGGTTTCTTGGTTCTTATTCCGACATAATTGGAGGAATCCGTGCTCGTTTAGATAAGATTAAGTCAAAAGCGGAACGAGAATACGTCCTCAACCACATGAACGTGGCACTAGAAGGAATACTTCAAGAAACACATAGTCGTTATGCATTTGGTGAAAAACTAAATCGATCTGCACAGAAAATGTTTGATGTTAGTGGATTGAATTGGTGGACCAATACCTGGAAGGAAGTCTGGGGGAGATCGATGTCCATGCATCTGGCACACAAGCTTAAATCTTCTTGGAAGGATCTAGATCCCATTCTAAAGAAAACTTTGCAGGAACACCGATTTAAAGAACAAGACTGGATAGAACTTCAGTCTGTGGGATCGTTTTCCATCAAAGAACGTCTAAAAAACAATCCAAATTACAAAAATGTCGAGCTGGGAACCGAAAGATTTATTACATCAGACTGGATAAGACAAAAAATTGATGGGAAAAAAGGTGAAAGATTAGGGTTTATGCTGGACCGGTTTTTCCAGAATGAAGCCCGTGCAGCCGTTCCAACGCCTGATGCTATGGACCGAGCATTCATGATGAGAACCTTCCAGAGAGGAACAGTTCCCGCAGTAGTTGCACAAATGATCTTTACATTTAGATCCCATCCAGTAGTTATGGGACGGAAAGTACTCCCTAGAATGTGGGAGATGGGTTTACCAAGCTTGCTTCACCTTACTCCAATGATTGGATTAGGGTATGCTTCGCTTGCAGTTAAAGATTTAATTAAAGGAAAGGAACCAAGAAGACCGGATAACCTCAACACAGTATTAGAATCCTTAGTCCAGAGTGGCTTTGCTGCAGGAGTAGGAGATTTTCTGTTAGAGGAAGTAGGAAGACATCATTCTAGTTTTGATGAAACTCTACTCGGTCCACACTACGAATTCTTCAAGGACATCGCTTCGCTAGGTAAGGGACTGGCGACTGGGCAGGACGGTGCTGCTGATGCGTGGAACTTGATTCGGGAACGTACCCCGTTCATGAATTTGTTCTATACGGAATTAGCATACAATTACCTTGTTCATTATCAGGTAATGGAAACACTGCAACCTGGATACACCCAGATGGTTGAGAACTGGAGCAAAGGTGTTGATCAACAACAATACTTTGATGCTCTACGACCAACCAATTTTGTCTCTTACGGAGGTCCTTTTAGATGATCAATAGCGATACCCCACGTACCTCATACACCCTTTCATCAGACGCAACGACTTCAGATACGTATGCGACTCCTGCACCAATTTACAGTGCAGATGATGTTAGTGTTTATGTCAATAATGTCTTAAAGACCATATCCAGCCCACAGCAGTATTCCGTAACTGTCGCAACGGATAACACGGCTACTGTTTCATTTACTTCAAGTCATCTTCCTGTTTCCGGTGACATCATTACGATTGTGCGTTCACTGGCATATCTACAACAAGCAAACTTTGTCAATAACGATGCTTTAGACATAGAGAACGTCGAAACAGGTTTAGACAAAATTACCATCATGTCTCAGCAGTTGAATGATGGTAGACAGTATTCCTTCAAATTTGACACAAGTCTTTCAGGAACAACGGCTTTTAATTCAAATGCAGATACGGCATCAACCCTTAATGTCAATAAAGCCAATAGACTGAATAAAGCACTTAAATTTGATGCAAATGGGGATCTAGGTGTATCAACCAACGATCCAGATGCTCAAGTAGCAGATGCAACAGCACAGGCAACCACAGCAACGACTAAAGCTACAGAATCAACAAGGGCTGCAACAAATTCAAAAAACTATGCTCAAACTGCTGAAAATTCCCAGGCTTCGGTCTTTGCCGATGTTACTTCAGCATCAACAAGCAACGATGGTTATTCAGCCCTACATTACAGAGAAAAAGCTAAAGAATGGGCAGGAGATGGAACCTCATATCCTGAAGTTACCAATGATAGTGGGTCAAATACTGGGGAATACTCTGCAAAAGCATGGGCTGCAAAACCTTCAGGAACAGTAGACGGATCAACTGCGTCTGCAAAAGTTAGTGCTGCATCAGCAGCAGCGTCTGCAACTTCGGCAGCCGATACTTCACAAGCAAACGCAATCGTGTTCAGCATCGCACTTGGATAGCTTATGGCAAAATTTGTAACTAGAAAATCAGCATTATCAGAAACATCAATTGGGAACCATGGAACAGCTTCTCAAATTGGTACTGATCTTAGTGCAGTAACAACTGACAAAGGCCACGTTGTTATTGGATTAAATATAGCAAACGTGCATACGGCTACAGTAACAGTCGATATTGCTCTTGTTGCATCAGATAACAGCAAAATTCATATCTGCAAAAGCACTTCAATTCCAGTAGGAGGCAACCTCGATCTTGTTGATGGAAAAATAGTTATTACAGATACATCAGAAATACATGGTGCTTGTTCTGTAGCAGACAAAGCAGAAGTCATAGTTTCAGTATTGGAGAACGCATGAAAAGACAAGGAGAAGGTTCACTTACTCAAGGTGATTTTACATCTGTAAAAACGGATGACAATGGTATTACTGGACACGTTAGTTCAACGCTAAGTGGGGTTTTGAGAAACCCTGCAACGATTAACTCTGCTGTGACCATAAGTGCAGATGAAAATGCAGTAATGGCAGGGCCAGTAACAATAGGTGCAAATGGAACTCTTACTGTAAATGGAACATTAGTCATTGTTTAGAAAGGAACTATGAATTTCTTAAAAGCTTTATTTTCTAATTACATCGTTGTGGATAACAATGCCATACAAGCAAAAACTGGTGGCATCCATGACAAGCAATCTTTTGCTCAAAAAGCACTTCACCGATCTTTAATAATGAGTTGATATGGCTATACCATCAGGAGGCGGAACAGAGGTACTCTGTAGAGGTACTATTGAAACTTTAAGTAATGTCCAAACTGCTCATGTATGGACAAGCCCATATCGAGCTACTACAGGAACTGATACGGCTGTTGTTCCAGCCAATACCATCATCACAGTTCTTGGATTTATGGCAACCAATACGGCAAGCGGAACGGAAAATCTTAGGTGCTATTTGCATGATGGAACTGGAACTATAGAAATACTCTATCAGGACATTCCTGAAGCAAGTGTTTTTGTATGGAATGACAAATTTGTGCTTTATCCGGGGGATAAATGGAGTTTTAAAATGAATACAACTGCAGATGTGGACATTGTTACCACATTTATTAAACAAGATTGGAGTACCTAATATGAGTGGATTAGTTAATCAAAGTGCAGATGCACGATCTAAAACGATAGGTCAGAATTTTAGGGTAAGGGCAGGTGTTTATGCTAATGATACAGCAGCCAATGGATCTTTTGAAACTACTAAATACTATAATGTCAGTAGTGTTGGCATCTCTGGAGCTAGTGGGGCTAATTATTATAACGTAAATTTTGCAACAGCAATGCCTACAACAAACTATGTTGCAGTAGTTGGTTCAGGCCGATTAAAAGCTGGAACTAGTGCAAATATGGATGTACTTGTTCAACCACAGGATTGTACTAGGAGTGAAACAACATGTGAATTTCAGTCGCTTTACTCAAATAGTGCTCCTGAATTTTGTTGCAATTTTAATGTTTTAATAATGTGCTGAAATGAACACAAAAAGAATTATTTATAAAAAAGATGATGGGAATATTATGTTATTATTCCCAAACCCAAGTAGTGATGTTTTAGCAATTGCAAAAAAAGATGTACCAACTGGCACAAAATTTAAAATAGTAGAAGCTAAAGACTTACCCGATACTTATTGGTTAGGTGCTTGGGAGTACGATTTTGAAAGTGATTCAGATGGAGTAGGAGAATGAGTTTTTCTATTAACCTAGATAAAGCAAAAGACATCACAAAATATAGATTAAGGCAGGAACGAAAACCTTTACTAGAAGCACAAGATATTTTATTCATGCAAGCACAGGAATCTGGATCTGACACAAAGACAATCGTAGCAGAAAAGCAACGACTTAGAGATATAACGAAAAGTGTAGATTCTTGTAAAACTACTGATGAACTTAAAGCTCTTAAATGTGAGGCATCATGAGTTCTGAAATAAAAGCTAATTCTATATCAGAAGTTACATCTGATAATGGTGTATCAATTGATGGTCTTAATATTAAAGATTCCGCAATTAATACTGGCACTATAAGTGACTCAGTAACACAACCAGCTACTGATTATATTTGTGGAACGATAGATGATGGCACATCTGTTAGTGCTGAAATGATTAATTTATCTGGCACAACTGATCCGCATATTTTATGGACAGGTTCTATTGCATCTTTTGGAGATGGTGGAGGTACTACAGTAACAGGGGATACAGTACATGATTTAAAATTTAGGACAAAAGGGATTTATCATATTTCATTTAGTTGCATATTTTCAAGAGCATCAGATGGTGACACAAGATTTTTTAAGAACGCTATAAGAGGTAATGGTTCTGCTTCAGAATCAACTACGGATCTTTCTTATGCTATGGATCAAGTTGCGAACACAGGAAGTCCAACAGATTATGGTAATGCTTTTTGTGTTTATACTGGCCTTTTCAACGCAAATGATCAGATAAATTTTTATGCCCAATCTGATACTACTGCTGATCTTCATACAAGCACACATCTTTCAATTTTTAAAATTAGATCAATTGCATAACTAAACCAGAATAAATCATGCCTAGCGATCTACAAGTAACAAATATAAAAGCCAACGATGGTACGGCTGGATTAGTAATAGCTGATTCAACTGGACAAGTAACAGGAACTCTAGGATCGGCAACTGTTTTTCCTGCTGGAATGGTTAGGAATATTGTGTTTACAAAAACTTTTGCATCCCAACAATTTGATACAGATGAGGACGTTATTGTTCAATTAGAAATTCCTAATGTTTTAGCATCTAGTAAAATTTATGTGTCTTATAAAATTACTGCAAGATTGTGGGATGCTGATACTGCGGCCGAAAGTATGGAATTAAAAGTTTATAGAGGTGGAACTTCCCAAAGTGCTGGTGATGTTGCGGATGGTAGCAGAGTGAGTCCTGATGGTGGGAATGCTAATTCAATTAGTTTTGCTCAAAAGAGTGGTGTCAATATTGACTTATATGCAGATATGTCAGGATTTTTTTTAGATGAGTCACCAGACACAGGGACAAATCGGTACAAATTAGTTGGTAGTGGATATTCTCAAGGCCCACAAGTAGGTACTCATGATGGTCAACAATTATTGTCTTTAATGGAGATAACAGGATGAGTCCAACTAAATTTGATGCTCTTAAAAATCTATGTCCAACATCAAAGTTTGTTATGAGTCAAGAAGGAGTAATCCTAAACTCAAAACTTAAAAATGGCGAAAAATTACCTACTGAAGAACAAATCCAAGCAAAGTTAAGTGAACTTCAAGCAGACTACGACTCTAAAAAATACCAACGTGACCGAGCCGTAGCCTACGACCCAATCCCTGAACAGCTAGACCAGATATATCATGATATGGATGAATGGAAAGCTCGCATAAAAGCCGTAAAAGATAAGTATCCAAAGGCATGAGCGGACACCATCCCCCTGTTGAAACAATTATGGAAATAGATCAAGTAATGATATTGGTAGAAAGAATAGGACTGCCAGCAGTTATTATTGGATTTTGTTTCTACTACATAATGAAAACCCAACAG